ACGCACACCCCTCGAACTGGCGATGCTGGCGGCTTGGCTGAATGTCAGGCCCGACCAGATACCTGCCGAGAACAGGGCACAGGCGTGCCCGCACACGATGGCTGCGTGGAAGCGTGTCGGAGAGGCCGCCCTCGAATACCACCGCGCCGCACTGGGAGAGACGGAATGACCGACAAACAAACACCGCCCGACTGGGTGCTGATCGAAGCTGCGAAGCGGAGTGATTGGGATGCCGACCTTCGTTGTATCCGCAGGTATTATAGCGGTAGCGCCCCGTCCTTCCGCGCCCTGTGCGACATGATCGAACGCTACGAGCAGCCGCCCGTGGATCGCAAGCTACTGTGTGCGGAGGAAGCGTTGAGGCAATGGCGTGAGGGCGACGGAGCGCCGACAACGTGGATTAGCGTCCGCGCCATCGAACTTTGGGAAGAGGGGTACGGGAAATGACAACACCGAAAGTCAACTGGTCGGAGAGCGACCAATTCTACTGGGTGCGAGATGCCAAGGGCGAGGTGCTGACGTTCGATAGCGTGCTCGACGCGCAGGCCGCTGCCCGCCAGATCGAGATCGACATCGCCGTGAAGGCGCGAGAGGCGCTGATCATGCAGTGGCTGCGCAAACACGGGATGCGGCAGATCGCCATGATGCTTGAGAGGGAGGAGCATCTGAAATGACAGACATCGCAGCAATCCTCGCCTGCTACCGCAGCGGGCAGATCAGCGAAGCGGAGATGGTCGAAATCTGCCGCGAGTGGCCCGAGGTCGAGGTCGCGTTGAACGACACTAGCATCACAAAGGAGAAGTGAAATGAAGAAGCTTATCATCGCAGCCGCCTTGGCCCTGAGTGCCACCTCCGCCGCCGCGCAGTACCAGATGACCTACTACCTCGTCGCGCAGTGGTACGAGAACGGCAATCAAATGTGCCGCTATGGCAATGGCACCGTGCTGAACATGGGCTACCGCACCTGCCCGCTGAGCATCAAAGGTTGAGAGGACGTAGCATGACACTGGGAGACATCATCAATCCGTGGGGCGCGCTGCGCGCGGCCCGCCGGACCCTCGCCGACCACAAGGTCGCCTACGCCTTGGCGCACATTGAGCTTCGCGGAGCGCGAGAGCGGGCCGCCACGGACGAGAAGGCGCAAGCCCTCGCGGTCCACAATCTCAAGGCCGAGATCAAGAGGCTTGAAAAGATCATCGCGGACGGACATTATCGCAACCCCGAAACGGGGCGTCTAGGGCGCAGGGGGGAGGTGTTCACGCGATGAGCACCGTCGAGGAGACAAACATGAGCACCAAGGAAAGCCGCGTCGCCGCTATCGACGAGGCGATCAAGCGAGGGGGCGGCATCGTCGCCTTCTCGAAGGCGATGGGCGTCACGCATCAAGCCATCTACAACTGGCGGAACAGGGGCTGGGCGCCCCTTGAACGTGCGATCGCGATCGAGGCCGTCTTCGGCATCAATCGCTACGAGACGATGGATCCGTCCGCCGCTCGCGTCCTGATCGCGTCGCCAGACAGCAATGGCTGACGGCGGCGCGGCATCGCACGAGCGGGAGGGCTCAATGACAAACGTAGTACCGCTGTTCCCGCCCATAGGGGACGTGCGCGTGCCCGAACCGCTCCGCGAGCTGCCTGCGTGGCTCGTGTGGCGCTTCGAGCAGTTCACAGGTGAGGCGAAGCCTCGCAAGATCCCCTACTGGGCGGACGGCACGCGTCGGCACGGGCAGCAGGGCGCGCCGAGTGACCGCGCGCGTCTGACGACCTTTGCCGAGGCGCGCGACGCGGCTGTGCGTGGCAGCTACGACGGCGTGGGCTTCGCGCCCCTGCCCGACTTCGGCTACACCTTCCTCGACTTCGACAAGTGCGTGGACGGCGACGGGCACATGCCTGCTGAGGTCGAGGCGATCGTCGGTCGCACCTATGCCGAGTACAGCCCGAGCGGCACGGGCGTGCGCGCCGTGCTCAAGGGCGATCTGGGCAACCACAAAAGCCAAGCCACCGCAGACCAGTACGGCTTCGAGACCTTCAGCACGGCAGGCTTCGTGACCTTCACGGGCAATATCCTGCCCGGCTGCGAGATGCTCGGCTACGAGGACCGCATCGCCGACGTGGACGAGGCGACGCGCTCGTTGTCCCTTCGCCGCTTCGGCGCGAGCAGCAGCGCGACCTTCGACCCCGACGACTTCATGGCTGGGCGCGAACCGCGCCTCGGCCTCAGCATCGAGGAGATGCAGACCTATCTCAGCTACCTCGACGCGGGAATGGGCCGCGACCCGTGGCTGCGCGTGGGGATGGCCCTACACCACGAGACGGACGGAGACGATACCGGCTTCGCGCTGTGGGATGAGTGGTCGAGCGAGGGGCACAACTACCCCGGCACGGAGGCCCTGCGCCACCAGTGGGAGAGCCTCAAACCCGCACCGGGCAAGAGGCAGGTCACGATGGCCTCGGTGATCAAGATGGCGAAGGAGGCGGGCTACAAGGAGCGCCAGACGCCTACCACCGAGGAGATGATGGCGCGCGTCGAGGCGATCCTTGAGGAGCGCGGTGGCGGGCGCTTCACGTCGCGCTTCGCTCACGAAATGGCTAACCAAGAGCCGATTGAGTGGCTGATCAAGGGCGTCGTGCCCAAGGCCGAACTGATAATTCTATATGGCGCGAGCGGGGCGGGCAAGACCTTCGTCGCTCTCGACTACGCCTTCGCGATCGCTCGCGGCGTCGACTGGCGAGGCAGGCGCGTGAAGCAGGGCATCGTCGTTATCATCGCCGCCGAGGGCGGCAAGGGCGTCGCCCAGCGACTGCAGGCGTACGCGCAGTACCACGGCATCGACCTGCGCGACGTGCCGAACCTGCGCATCATCACAGCCGCGCCGAACTTCCTTGAGAGCGAGGACATCGCCGAGGTCATTGCCGAAATGCAGGCGATCGGCGACGTGTCGTGCGTGATGGTCGACACGCTCGCGCAGGTCACGCCGGGCGCGAACGAGAACACGTCCGAGGACATGGGCCGCGCCTTGTCCAACGTGCGCCTCATCCACCGCGCCACCGACGCGACGGTTCTCGGCGTCCACCACGCTGGCAAGGATCTGAGCAGGGGCTCGCGCGGCTGGTCGGGCCTCAAGGCCGCAGCCGACGCGCAGATCGAGGTGATCCGCCACGAGGACGGCAGCCGCGAAATCCACATCGAGAAGATGAAGGACGGCGAGGACGGTACGCGCTGGGGCTTCAAGCTCGAGGTGGTCGATCTGGGTGTGGACTATGACGGCGACCCCGTCACGAGCTGCGTGGCGATTGAGACCGACTTGCCGACGCGCAAGCCGGACGAGGACAACCGCAAGGGCCTCAAGCGCCGTGGGCGCGTCGAGAACCACATCCTTGAGGTGATGTCGCTGTTCGGCAGCCAGAGCATCGTCAAGGCCGAGGAGCTCATCCAGAAGGCCGTGGAGACCATGCCCGAGCCCGAGGACGGCAAGCGCGACACGCGCCGCCAGACGATCGTGCGCGCCATCAATGGTCTCAGCCGCGAGAAGGACGGCCCGCTCAAGATCGAGGGCGGCATCGTTGTCTTCTACGAATAAAGCGCCCCGCACGTAATTTTTTGCAAATTAGCTGTTGCAATCCCAGATTACGGCCCTATATCTACGTCATCAGCAACGCCTACAGGAGCAAACACCGATGAGCGACAGCGTCCTCGCCGCAGAATACACGACCGGTAGCAAGCGCTACCCGCCCACCCTCTACATCAACCGGATCGCGGAGGGGCGTCGCTCGAACGTGGTCGCCTACAACGTGAGCGGCAAGCGCGAGGCGCGTCAGCTCGCCAAGCAGCACGGCGCCACGCCGTGGAACTTCTGAGGAGACAGACCGTGGAAGACCGCACTACCTACCGCTCCTACTCGACCTCCCGTCTGATCGAGGTGGCGAAGTACGAGCCTAACTCCGAGCTGGCCGTCGCTCTGGGCGAGCGCCTTGAGGATCTCGACCTTGAGCTGGACGGGCGCGTGGCCGACAGCGAGGAGCGCGCGGACGACTTGCAGCGCGAGCTTAACAAGCTCGACGACAGGCTCTACGAGGCAGGCGTCCAGATCGACAAGCTCGAGCTTATGCTCAGCCAGCGCGAGGACGAGATCGCCTCACTCAAGGCTCACATTGAACAACTGGAAAAGGGAAACTGAGAATGTACAAGATTGAGATCACCGCTGAGACGCTCGCCGAGCTGGCCGGGAAGGCCCTGTCGCTGGCAGCCAAGCTGAACACCGGCACCGCCACGGAAGGCGCTCCCGTGGCCGTCGGGGGTGCAACCCCCGTTGAAACCGTTGGGGTTGCACCAGCGGTCGTTGAAGCGGCACCCGTGGACCCCACTCCGGCCCCCAAGAGTGCCCCCGCTGCCGAGGAGACCGAGAGCCAGCCAACGCCGCCGGAACCCACCCCCGCGCAGAGTGCATCGGCCTCTGAGCTGAACTTCGACACTGACGTGGCACCGATCGTGCTGCAAGTGGTGAAGGAGAAGGGCAAGCCCGTCGCGCAGGAGATCATCGGCCAGTTTGGCGTCGAGAAGGCGTCGCTGATGGATCCGGCGCGCTGGCCGGAGCTGGTCGCCCTGCTCAAGGCGGCGCTCTGATGACGATCAACGTATCAGCGCCGCCTGTTGAGAACGAGCAGGAGGCCCTCACCCTCATGTTCTACCACTTGCAGCTTGCGGCGATGTACTTCGAGGCGACGCCGGAGATGATCTCCTACACGGATGTCCCGGACACCTTTACTACCGTCCCTATGTGGCAGTGGCTTCAAAGCATGGACGCTCTATACGCCGAGGAGGACAAATGATGGCGCACGCAAAGCTCAGCCCCTCGGGAGCGCATCGCTGGATGCGCTGCCCCGGCAGCGTGGTGCTGGAGGCCCAGTACCCCGACGAGAGCAGCTCCTACGCCCGTGAGGGCACCGCAGCGCACGAGCTGGCCGCTCTGGTGCTTGAGGACGGCGAGGCGACCGCGCAGGCCTACGTGGGCAAGCGCATCGCCTTCAACGACCACGGCGAGGACGTGCAGTGGCCGATCACGCAGGACATGGCCGACTACGTCGACGACTACGTCAAGCTCGTGCGCGAGCGGGCGCAGGGCGCGACGCTGATGGTCGAGCGTAGGCTGCCGATCGGGCACATCACCGGCGAGAAGGGTGCCACCGGCACGAGTGACGTTGTCATCATCGACCACGTCAACGCCGAGATCGTCGTGATCGACCTCAAGTACGGCATGGGCGTGCGCGTGAGCGCCGAGGAGAATGAGCAGACACAGCTCTACGCCCTCGGCGCGCTCGAAGAGTACAGCGTGCTGGGCGACTTCGACTACGTAAGCATGATCATCCACCAGCCGCGCCTCAACCACGTCAGCGAGTGGACGATACCCGTCGAGCAGTTGCTGACGTTCGCCAAGAGCGCGTCCTTCGCTGCGGGGCAGTGCAACCTCGCCCAAACGATCGAAGGCGAGGACGCCCTCGCGGCCTTCCTCACGCCCGGCGAGAAGCAGTGCCGCTTCTGCAAGGCCAAGGCCACGTGCCCAGCCCTGCGCGCCGAGGTGGCCGAGGTGGTGGGCGGGTCTTCCGCAGCCACGCTCGACGAGTTTGCGGACTTCGTGCCCGAGACCGTCGACATGCAGACGGGCGACAACTACCTGCCGATCGCTATGGCGAAGGTCGGCATGGTCGAGGACTGGTGCAAGGCCGTGCGCGCCGAGGTCGAGCGCCGCCTGCTCGCAGGGCAGACTGTCGACGGGTACAAGCTCGTCGAGGGTAAGCGCGGGCCGCGTAAGTGGTCCGATGCGGACGACGTCGAACAGCTCTTCAAGTCTTTCCGCTTGCGTCAGGATGAGATGTATGATTTCACTCTGATCTCGCCGACGAAGGCGGAGAAGCTGTTCAAGGAGAACCCCAAGCGCTGGGCGAAGGTGCAGGAACGCATCACCCAGAGCGCGGGCAAGCCGTCTGTGGCTCCGGCCACTGACAGGCGGCAAGAGATTGCCGTCCAATCGGTCGCTGATGACTTCCGCGACCTCATTCAACCTGAAAACTGAGAAGTGGATATTTGATAATGGCTACTCGCGTTATGCTGAAGAACGTCGTTCTGGCTTTCCCCGCCCTCGCCGAGCCCCAAGCACTGGGCGAAGGCGAACCGGCCTACGGTGCGAAGTTCCCGATCACGCCTAACTCCGAACAGCAGAAGGCTATCGAAGAAGCGATCCTCGCCGAGGCGAAGGAAGCGTGGAAGGACAAGGCCGCCAGCATCCTTGAGCTGCTCGCCGAGGACGGCAAGCTGTGCTTCACCAAGAAGGTCTACAAGTCGAAGAAGACCGGCGAGCCGTACACCGGCTTCGAGGGCAAGCACTACCTCTCGACCCGCAACGCCAAGACCCAGCCGACTGTCTTCAATCAGTACGGTGAAGAGCTGAGCGCCAAGGGCGACATCGAGCGCCAAGCGTTCAGCGGTGCCCTCGTCAACGCCTCGATTGAGATCTGGGCGCAGGACAACAAGTGGGGCCGCCGCGTCAACTGCTCGCTGCGCGGCGTCATGCTGACCGGCGAGGGCGACAACCTCGGCGGCGGTTCGAGCGCGGCGTCGGCGGACGAGTTCGCTGGTCTGGCGAAGGCCAAGGCCGAGGCGGAGGACATCCTGTGAGCGACGTCGGACACAACAGCGGCGACGACCGTCTGCGGCTTCTGATCGAGCGCATCGAGCGTCTCGAAGAGGAAAAGAAGGGCATCGCCGACGATATCCGCGATGTTTACACCAACCCCGTCGCACCCTCTGTTCTGGCGAGCCGCGCGCGGGTGCGGGTTTGCTCCTGCGTTGCTGATACACGAAGCGCGCGGCTCACCTGAACAGAGGAGTGTATCAGCATGACAAAACGTACCATCCCCGAAATCCGCGAACTGATCGGCGAGTTGACCGAGGAGAGCAAGAGGCTCGCCCGTCGCCAACTCTACATCGCGCAGAAGATAAGCGAGTTGTCCGAGGAGACGCGCCGTCGGACCTACGATCGCGCGCCTGTGAAGAGTAAGCGCATCACTGCCGCCGTGCGCCTGTCCGTGCGCGAGATGGCCGCCAGCAACCCGGACGCCTCGCACCAAGAAATTGCCGATGCGCACGGCATCAATCCGGGCCGCGTTAGCGAGATCCTGCACGGGAAGCGCGGATGACCACGCTTTGGCTCGATACCGAGACCTTCGGTACGATACCCATCAAGCACGGCGCGCACCGCTACGCTGAGGCGGCAGAAGTGCTGCTTGTGGCAATCGCTGTCGACGACCAGCCCACCGAGGTGTGGGACACGCAGGATCTGCCCGACTGGCGGCGTGACCTGCAGGCGCGCGTCGACGAGGCGGATCACGTCGTCATCCACAACAGCGCCTTCGACCGCACGGTGCTGCGCCACTGCGGCGTCAACATTCCGGTGGGCAAGGTCGAGGACACTATGGTGCTGGCCTTGCAGCACAGTCTGCCTGCCTCCCTCGGGCAGCTCTGCGAGGTGCTGGGCGTCCCGCAAGATAAAGCTAAAGACAAGGAGGGGCGTCGTCATATACAACTGTTCACGAAGCCCGCGCCGAAGAACTGGAAGCTGCGCCGGGCAAGCAGGGACACGCATCCCGATGAGTGGAAGGCCTTCATCGAATACGCCCGGCGCGATGTGGACGCGATGCGAGACGTACGAGGACGCATTCCAAGATGGAACGCTAATCGCGTTGAAAGCGACCTTTGGCGGCTCGACCAAGCTGTTAATGACCGTGGTGTCGCCATCGATGGAGACCTCGCCCGATCTGCTATCCGAGCTTTCGAGCGAGCTACGCGATCTCTGGCCGCTCGTGCCGCCGCAATAACCGACGGCGCCGTGTCGTCCACGACGCAGCGCGACGTCATGCTGGCCTACCTGCGCGACAAGCGCGGCGTACAGACGGGCGACCTCACGAAGGCGAGCGTGGAGACGCTGCTCAAGGGCACCCTCGACCCCGTGGCGCGCGAGCTGCTTGAGATCCGGCAGCAGGCCGCAGCCACCAGCCCCGCCAAGTACAAGGCCTTGCTCGACGCGGCGTCGTCCGACGGGCGTTTGCGCGGGACGATCCAATTCTGCGGCGCGGCGCGCACGGGGCGCGATGCAGGGCGCATCTTCCAGCCGCAGAACCTCCCCCGCACGCCTGACTGGTTCGACGGCGACGTGCAGGAGGCTACGATCGAGGCCTTCAAGCACGACTGCGAGGACGTGCTCTACGACAACGTCAGCGAGCGGTGCGCCTTCGCCGTGCGCGGCTGTCTGGTGGCCGCACCGGGCCACAAGCTGGTCATCGCCGACCTCTCGAACATCGAGGGGCGCGTGCTGGCGTGGCTGGCAGGCGAGGACTGGAAGATCGAGGCCTTCAAGGCGTATGATCGCGGACAGGGGCCGGACCTCTACAAGGTGACCGCAGGGCGCATCCTCGGCAAGGATCCCTTCGACGTGACGAAGGAAGAGCGCCAGAACCAAGGCAAGGTGCCCGAGCTGGCTGGGGGCTACGCCGGTGGGCTGGGCGCGTACCGCAAGATGGGCGGCGACACGTTCAACGCTATGGACGACGACGCGATCATGGAGATCGTGCAGGCATGGCGCAAGGCGCACCCCGCCACGAAGAGGCTGTGGTACGACGTGGAGGGGGCCGTACGCTCGGCGGTGCGCGAGAAGGGCGACAGCTTCGACGTGCGCGGCCTGCTGCGCTGCGACTACGTCGACGGGCCGGACGGCGTGGGCTACGCGCGCGTCCGCCTGCCGAGCGGTCGCTACCTGTGCTACCGCGACATGCAGATCGACGACGCGGGCAATCTCTCGTACGAGGGCACCAACCAGTTGACGCGCAAGTGGGAGCGCGTCGAGACCTACTACGGCAAGCTGGTCGAGAACATCGTGCAGGCCGTGGCGCGTGACGTCTTCATGGCAGGCATGCGCCGCGCTGAGCTGGAGGGCTACCCCGTCGTCCTGCGCGTGCATGACGAGCTGGTGTGTGAGGTGCCGGATGACCCGGCCTTCACGCACGAGCGTCTTGCTGGCATGATGGCGACCAACCCGGGTTGGTCGATCGGCCTGCCGCTGTCGGCTGCCGGGTTCGAAAGTCGGCGCTACAGAAAGGAATGAGGCGTGTTCACCCAGCTCAACCCCCCGATACCTATGGACACGCCCAAGGGCGCGGGTCTGGCGTTGGCCGTCATTGACTACGGGCTGGAGCACAACCTGCTCTGGGTTGTCGCGGTCGATGACAGCCGCGAAATCTGGTGCGTGCCGAACGCCGACGTGCGCGTGCAGGCCAACTGGTCGGCAGGTCGGCCATGACGCCCGCCAGCAAGCTGCAGGAGCACCTCAAGAAGCTCGTGCAAGGGAGCGGCGGTCAATACCGCAAGGTGCGCTGGGAAGGCCGCAGGGGCTGCCCTGACTGCTTTATCTGGTGGACGTGGCCTCACGCTGCCTTCGTCGAGGTCAAGGCCGGTAGGGACGTCATGAGCGCCATACAGCGCCGAGAGGTCGAGCGCATGCGCGAGGATGGCGTGCCGGTGTACATCGCAACGTCCGTCACCGACATCGAGGACATCGTAGAAAAAGTGAGAAAGGGGCTTGCAACCTGACATTGCATATGCCATCAGAGTGCATCAGCAACGAAGGAGCTACCCGATGACACCCGGCCAGATCGCATACGAAGAAGACGTCCGCCGCAAGCCGAACTACCACCCGCGCGTGGATGGCACCGTGCTGCCGCGCGAGCCTTGGAGCAAGCTCAGCGCGATCGCGAAGTGGTCGTGGGAGAAGAACCCGACACCGAGGGAGTGGTAGCACATGTCACACTGGGAAAAGGCTGTAGGCGAAACAGACGAATGGTACACGCCGCTATCGGTGTTCACCGCGCTGGGGGACACTTTTGACCTCGATGTCGCCGCCCCCGCGTCGGGGCCTCTTCACGTTCCAGCTACCGCTTGGATAAGCGCGGATAGTCTTTCGCAGCCTTGGCGTGGGTTCGTATGGATGAACCCACCTTTCGGCGGTCGGAATGCTTTAGTGCCTTGGCTCGACAAGTTTTTTGATCACGGCCACGGCATCGCGCTTACGCCAGACCGAACCTCCGCACCTTGGTTTTGGTCGGCTTGGGGTCGTGCGGACGCGGTGGCCTTTACTAGAAAACTGCGCTTCATACGACCGGATGGTTCCGAGGGGCGATCGCCGTCGAGTGGTTGTGCCTTGTGGGCTTCGGGTGAGCGAGCGGTTGCCGCGCTCCGCAGAGCCGAGGGCGCCGGTTTTTGCATACTTGGGGTCAAATTGTGACCCTACGCCCGGCTACCTCTACCGAAGCTAAGGCTTGGTTCGCCCAGTACCATTACACAGGAACGGCGGCGGGCCACCGCTTCTACTCGTGGCTGCGGGATGGCAGGACCGATGGCATTGTCGCCTTCGGACGCGGCGGAAATCGCTTCGGTGTCGGTGACAAGTTTGGTTTAGGTGCGTGGCGAGGCGGTCTTGAGATCACCCGAGTTGCGTGCCACCCCGACGCCCCGAGAAACACCGCATCCAAGATGGTTGCCGCTGCCCTGCGCGAACTTGCGGCGGACGGCGAGCAGTGGGTGTTCACCTACGCCGACACCGCCCACGGGCATCACGGCGGCATCTATCAAGCGCTGAACGCCGTGTATGTCGGCACCGACGCTAAGCAGTGGGTGAACTTCGAGCTGGACGGCCTACGTATTTCCAAGCGCGCCGTCAGCGGTCGTTTCGGGCACACGCGGTGGCCCGAGGTTCGGGATCTCGCTGCAGCGGAAGGGCGCGTCCTGCGTAAGGTAGCGTGGCAACCGAAGCACACCTACGTGCTGCCGATCTCCGCTGATAAAAAGGTACGTCGCGCCATACAAGCCGCGCTCCAGCCGCTGGGGCTGCCGTATCCTAAGCCGGGGCAGCCCGTAGTGCCGACGCCGTATCGCAACCGCAGACCGAAAGCCGACCAGTGACCTTCAAGCCCCACCCCTACCAGCAAGAGGCGATGGCGCACCTGTACAAGGTGCGCCGGGGCGCCCTGTGGATGCCGATGGGCGGCGGGAAGACGGTGACGACGCTCACCGCCCTCGACAACCTCAGCCTGCTCGAGGACGTCTTCCCCGCGCTGGTGCTGGCACCGCTGCGCGTCGCGCGATCAACGTGGCCGGAGGAGGTCGCCAAGTGGCCGCACCTCAAGCACCTGCGCGTCAGCGTCATCACCGGCACGCCCAAGCAGCGCGAGCGGGCGCTTGCCAAGGACGCGGACATCTACTGCACGAACTACGACAACCTTGTGTGGCTCCGAAAGGAGCTGGGCGACGCGTGGCCCTTCAAGACGGTCGTCGCGGACGAGTTCACGCGCCTCAAGTCCTTCCGCCTGCGGCAGGGCGGCAGCCGGGCGCGCGCCCTCGGGCAGGTCGCCCACACGCACGTCAGCCGCTTCATCGGCCTGACGGGCACCCCAGCGCCCAACGGCGTGAAGGATCTGTGGGGGCAGATATGGTTCCTCGACGAGGGGCAGCGCCTCGGTCGCACGTTCAGCGCCTTCGAGCAGCGGTGGTTCCGCAAGGGGTACGACGGCTACAGCCTCGTGCCGTACGACCACACGCAGGCCGAGGTCGAGGAGCGTCTCAAGGACATCTGTCTCACCGTCACGGGTTTGGACGTCGATGAGCCGATCATGAACCCGCTCTACGTCGACATGCCTCCGTCCGCGCGCAAGGTGTACGACGCGATGGAGGTCGAGATGTTCGCCGTGCTGAACGAGGAGGGCGTGGAGGCGGCCAACGCCGCCGTGCGCACGCAGAAGTGCTTGCAGCTCGCCAACGGCGCGCTGTACATCGACGACGACGGGAATTGGGAAGCCGCGCACGATGCCAAACTGGACGCGCTCGAAAGCATCATCGAAGAAGCCAACGGCGCGCCAGTTCTCGTGGCCTACAATTTCAAGCACGATCTGGAGCGGCTACGGGCTCGCTTCCGTCAAGGTCGGGTCTTGGACGCTGACCCTGACACGATCAAGCAATGGAACGCCGGGCGGATTTCGGTCCTATTCGCTCACCCTGCATCGGCGGGGCACGGGCTGAACCTAGCCGACGGGGGCAACATCCTCGCCTTCTTCGGCGTCAACTGGTCGCTCGAAGAGCACATGCAGATCATCGAGCGCATCGGCCCGATGCGCCAGAAGCAGGCCGGTCACGATCGGCCAGTCTTCATCTACCCGATCCTCGCGCGAAACACCGTCGACGATCTGGTCATGGAGCGGCTGTCGAGCAAGCGCAGCGTGCAGGACGTGCTGCTGGAAGCGATGAAGCGGAGGAAGAGATGAGCGACTTTTTGGACGATCTTAACTTTCGCAAGGGACGCGGCTGCTGGCCGCCCGAAGACCCCTACTCCACAGACCCCGTTGTTTGGGCGCGGGCGTACCTGCGCTCGTTTGATTGGCTTCGGCCCGTGCGCACTTGCACATGGTTCGCCAACGCGATGGCGACCGGCTTAGACCCCACCGAGTACGATAGCCTGCACGACGAGGATTAAGCGGCGTGCGCGAGGCCCCCTTGTGCGTAGCCCCTCGGGCCGCGCTCAATGCGGCGAAGTAGCTCGACCGGGTCAAAGACGTTGGCCGCGTACTGGGGGCCGAAGGGTGCTCGGTAGCCGGAATAGCCGTACTCGCGCACCATGCGGGCAAAGTCTGGGATAGCGGTGCCGCTGGGGTCACCGATCGCGTAGGCGCGCGCCAGCTTGATCAAGCCTTCAGGATCGCTTTCGGCGTCGTAGAGGTTCGACAACTCGGCCTCGTACGCGTACGGGCTGATGTCAGCGACGACCTGCTCCGGCACCACCGTGCCTTCTTCGCCAAGGTAGAAACCGGTGTGCTGTGCCGGACTACCCTTCTGGCCGCGTATTTTGAAGTCGTCACCCCGGTGGCCCGTGCCGTAGAACGCGGGGTCCGTTGCGGTAAGATCTCCCACGCGGCTGAGATGGACCGCCCGCTCCGGCGCGCTTGGCGCTCGGGGTGTCATGATCTCCCGGACGTAATCAGGAACGCCGCCCCGCGTTTCGGGCGGTAGGTACTCCGGCGGCAGTAGGAGCGGCGTCTGAGGCGCGTACTGGTATTCCTGCGCGAGTTCACGCAGGCGGGCGTTCTGGTCGGGAAACTGTCCGGGATCGAACTTAATCCCGCGCATGCGCGCTGCCCGACGCTCTTCGTCAAGATCCTTACGGATGCGGCGCTGCTGCGCGATGACGTCCGCGTTGAGCGGCGAGTAGTTGACAAGGCTGTTCTGGCCGCGCGTCTCGGAGAGCAGCGCCATCTGCGCCAGCGGGGACATCATCTGGCTGTGCGAGGCGTACGCCAATTCCTCGCCGCCCGGACGGAAGGTCGCGCCGCGCGTGCCGTGCCCGAAATAATCATGAACGGCGCGGAACATCTCATTGCTGGTCAGGCCGGTGTCGGGGTCAACGTCGTTGAGATAGGGGTGCGGGTCGCCGCCACGGAAGACGTTTAGGTTACCCTCGCCAAGGATGTCACGCAGCATGGCGCTGGGTGTCACATACTCGCCCTCACCGTAGTGGTAACGAGTTCCGACGGGGAGCGCATCGAATTGGGCGCGGGCCTCTTTCGCCAACTGCCGGTAAGCCGCTTCGGTTAGCTGGTCGTAGTTCTGGGCGCCAGCCAACTCGACCACCTCGGGCATGGTTTCGCCATACCGCTCAAACAGAGCCGACTTATACTCCGGCGAGCCTTCCGCCGCCTCGGAGAAAGTCCGAGCAATGCCGCTCTGCTTCATCAAGGACGTGCCGGGGTCTGCGAAATTCGTGTCGTAGCCGCGACCGAAGGCCGCTTCGTTGTACGCGTTGGCCGCCTGCGCGGGGAGGTTCGTTTCGGGTTCAGCGAGAATTTCTCGTAGCTCACCGATGTCTTTAGCTTCGCGCGCCTTGGAAACGGTTTTTGGCTTAAGTCCGGCGCGCTTCACCTGCAGATACGGTCCACTTTCGGCGCGCTCGTAGCGAGGTGCCTCTGCGGCTTCGATCTGCTTAGCGGCAGGTTCAGACTTGACCGCAAGAGACTTTGCTTTCCGCTTGGGCGGCGTTGCTGCCTGCCGCAGTGCCGACGTGGTGGGGTTGGCAGACAAGGGTTTGTAGCCCTCACGGCGGACAGCGGCGCGCGCAGCCTTCTCGCTCGCGTCATCACCGAGCGCACTTAGCACCTTGCGGATTACAGGCGCGGCGGCGTCCCCGAACTCGTCGAGGAGATTGCCGAATAGAGCTGTTCTGATACGGTCCACAATTTACCTCCGAGCAGGACGCCGGACGCTCAGGCTTCCGGCCAACTCGCGGCCCTTGCGCGTCACAAAGTCCTTCGCGCCCTGCGGCACGCGGCGGGACAGCGCGCGGCCACCAGCTACCGCCGCCCTACTGGCGGGATAGCTGAGCATGCCCCCTGCCGTCTCCGACACAAAAACGGCCAACGGATCGCGCTTGCTGTCCGGGTCGTCGTACATCGTGCCGCCACCATAGGCCGCGCCTTGCCCCGTAGCGAGCGCGAGTTCGTACGCCGCACGAGCCTTCGGACCCATGCGGGCTAGGCGCGCGGCGGAAAGCCCCTGCGTCCCCGGAACGAAGGCGGCGGCGACGTTGCCTACGAGTTCCCCGCCGCCAGCCCAGTACGGGTGGTCTCGCTTGTACTTGATCTGCTCTCTGCGGATGCGATCAAGCTCGTCCTTGCGGGCCTCTTTGTCGAACGGCGCGCGAAGAAGCGCCTCGGCGTTGTCATTGTAGCCGAACATGGCGCCCTCGGCGATGGAACGACCGAAACCAGTCACGTCTTCGGCGTCCGGCAGGTAGTCGAGCAGACCGCCCCCCTTGTAGCCCTTCACCGCGCCGCCGCGCTTCATAGGAACCTCGTCGACAAACTCGTTGGTATCCGTGAAGATGTGGCGGCCTGCGGTCGGGTCGTAGATTACCTCGCGCCCGTCGACGGTCATGGTGCTAACCTCGGGCTCGCTTTCTTCGGCGCCTTCGCCTTCACCGGCTATCGGGGCGTCGAGTGCCGCTTGCGCTGCGGCGACCGTGTCGTCAGCAGCCGCTTCATCGCCGCCGATCGACAGCGCAGGCGGAGGGTTGGTGCCGCGATCCTCAATCAGAGACGGGGCTACACCGCCGACCGCAGGCGCGACGCGCTGGCTGGCGATGTCGCCCACGGCGCCAACGGCGCGTGCGTAGCTCTCCGAGCGGGCGAGCATACCGAGCACGTCGGCCAGTTCATCGGGGCTCTGCGCCCGCAAGGCATTGCTGAGCAGGCCGTACACCTTGTCGCCAAACTCGCGGTTGGGGTTGAGGCGGTTGACCCACCGCAGGAGTGCCGTTGCGCGGCCCTGCGGCCCTGCTAGGATGAAATTGACGGCCTCGTCCAGCCGCCCAGCGCCGATCATCTCATCGATCTGCGCGACGCCCTGCGCGAGGGGCACCGTGCGGCTGCCGCCCGTGGCGCGCGATGCGCGGTTGTAAAGGTCGCGCTCAAGGCGCAGCGCGGTCTCGAAGAAATCGTACTCTGCGGGGTCCATCACGCTGCGCAGCTTGGCGAGTTTGGATGTTCCACCCTCACCAGCGCCGATGATCTGCTGCGCCACGTTGCCGCGACGGTTGGCGTCTTCCAGCGGCTCCAGCAACGCTTGCAACGCGCCGGTCTTGACCGCTTCGCGCTCGGCCACAGACATCTCAGAAAGCGTCTTCTGAACCTCTTGCGGTCGCAACTTCTTCGACAGCATGCCGCGCCCGTAGTCGAGGGCCTCGCGGACTTCCAAGTCGCCCGCGTACTTGGAGCGAGCCTCGCGGTACTCGGGGACCAGCTCATCGAGGCGAGTGATGAGGGGCTTGCGAATGCTGTCGCGCAAGGCTGCCGCGCGGCTCTTGCCGCCCGAGGCCTTGCCACGAAAGCCCGCGTCGATTTGATCGTCGAGGGCGCGCTTGAAGTAGTCCAGCGCCTGCACGTCGGGGATGGCGTCTTGAGTAGGTTTCACGCCCACGAGGGCGCCCGCCTCGTCGAACACGGCTTCCATTTTAACGTTCAGCTCGCGCCCCTCAAGGCGCGCGAGGCTCTGAGCCTCTTTCCAGATGCTGGACAGCTCGGGGTTCTTGATGATGCTCTCAATCTGCGGGTCGCGAACGGTCCCCACCGCGTAGGCTTTCTGGTAATCTTTCTCGCCGATCTGCCGCAGGCGCCGGGTTATGGCGTTCTGCTCGTCGAAGAAATCACGCCTTGTGGGGAGGGCCTCCCTCGCCTGCTGCGCAACGCGCTCGCCAGCCTCGGCCTGAGTGCCCACGAGGGTCCGCGCCAATTCACGTCCCGGAGCGCCCGGTCGAGCCAAGACCTTCTCCGAAAGGGCGGCCAGCTCGTCGCTGACCATGCCGAACGGCATCGGCACGCCGGAAGCTTGCGCGGCGCGCGCTGCACCAGCCGCGCGCTGCGGCGAGGCGCCTGCTTGTGTGGCATCAAGGAGGATTTCCGAAGCGCGCCGCTCCTCCGGCGTCGCTGCGCCGCGCCCCGGCGCGATGCGCCGACCCAGCATGTCGAAGCCCTTGCCAAGCGTGCCGCCGAACGCGGTGCCGATCGTAGCCTGCTCAAGGACGCTCGGGACAACGTCGCTGAGCGCCGTAGTCTCAGCTTGCCCGAGGCCTGACAGCGCGCCGGTGCTGCCGCCAGCAACCGCCCCTCGCGCAAAAACACCAGCCCCGCGACCGAGCTGGACACCCTTCCCGACGATACCCACGCCGGGGATAAAGGTGCCAGCCACGCCGCCAGCCAACTCGAGGCCCAGAGCCTCTTCGGGGTTGGCCTTAGCCCACTGGTTGTAGTCGGCGTTGATCTGGTTCTTGATGCGGTAGTACTCGTCGCTGCTGAGCTCTCCAGACGCGAGCATGCGCCCTGCGGCCTCGAGCTCGTCTGCGAAGTCAAACAGCACACCCTTGCCTACCGCCCGGGCGCGCTGCGCCCAATCGCCTGCGGGTTCGACGGTCCCTACGATCTCTTCCTGCGCGGGCGGAGCCGGAGGCATGCTTCCGGGGCCTTTAATATCAACGCGCGGGTTAAGAGTTCCGTAGTCCTCGTAGAACTTCAAGATTTCAGGGACGTTGCTGGGGGTGCCGACGCCGTACCGCGTGGCTAGTTCTGCGAGTTTCGCCTCTTCGGGCGGAACGCCCTTGGGCAGAGACTTGTAATACTCCGCAAGGGCGCTCTCGAAACCCGCCTTATTTGCGGTGCTGGGGACGTCGTAGTAAGTCCCCTCGCTCGGCGCGCCGCCTTCACTGGGAACAAACGCACCGGCTTCCTGCGGCGCAGCTTGCTGCGGGGCCGACGCGCCGCCGGAGACGTGTTGCTTGACGACGCGATCGATAACCTCGTCGGGCGTGCCTTCCTCGAACTCCAGAACGGTGCCGTCGGGGAGGCGCGCTTGGATCGGTTCCATCAGATGCGGTTCCCGTTCTTGTCGTAGCGGATGACGCGGCCCCCGCCCCTCGGGGCCGGAGACGGCTGCTGGTAGCGACCATACTCGCCGCCCTTGAGCCGATCAAGACGCGAGGTCTGATCTTTCAACCCGATCTGCATCTCTTCCAAAAGGCGACGCAAGAGCTTCTCTCGGACAGCGCGGGGCTTGCCGAGGTTGGCCTGCAGATCCATCAACGCCTTGCGTTCACCTTCCGTGGGGTTGCCCCCGAAAGTAGCCTTGAGGTTGGCGAGCGCCCCGCTCTTGACTAGGTTCTCTAGCTGCTCTGATGCCACGTAAGTCGGGTCGTCGCTGCTGAAGAGCTGCCCGAGCTTGACGCGAACGCCTGCGATAGAGCCATCGTAAGCCTGCTGGTTGAGGCCGAGCGCGTCTTGCACTGCGCGGATGCCGCTTAGGCGTCCGTTGACGAGATCTTCTGTCTTTATGATTTCACGGAGTTCGGTCGCCGAGGGCTCGCGGGTTTTGCCCTGCTTCGGATCGAAGCGCGTGACCGGCGTGCCGTCGGCGAGCTGGAAGCGCTCACCGACGCGGAAGACCGGCTGGCCCCCAGATGTCGCGCCCGAAACCTGAACGGGCGACTTAACCGGCTCGGGGATGTCGCCCAACACGGTTTGCGTAAATTCGCCCGTATCGGGCTCTTGCGACACGGCTACCACCTTATCGCCAACCTTCTGCACACCCACCGGACGCGCTACGCGCCCAAGAGATACTCGCGGCGGAGCTTCTCGAGCGCGTCAGCGCGTTGGGCCTCAGCGCTGCGCTGGAGCTGGTCCATCCGCCCGAAGACGGGGGCGATCTTGTCGAGCGTTCCGGCGAAACCCGTGTAGCGACGCGGGGCGAGCAGCGCGGCACCGAGCGCGAAGAGCTGCTCGCTGGTCGTCGGAGCACCGAAACGCTTCTCGCGGATGGCTGCCTCGGCGGCCTCGAACTGTTTCTGACGGTTGGCGGCCTGCTGCTGCAGGGCGGTGCTCTCCTTCTCCATCGCGCCGAAGTACTTCGACATGAACGGCGCGAGGGTGGGGTTCGCCCCGGCGAGGGCCTGCAAGTCCATCGCCTCGGCGGGAAGCTCGGCGCTCTGCTCTTCGGTTTCGAGATCTTCGTCCATATCGCCTTACTTCCCTTTGCCGAAGACACCGGCCTTCTCGAGGATGCCAGCCAGCGTGGCGAGGCCGCCACCGATGGTCTCCGCCGTAGAGGGCTTGTACTGCGCCTGCTCGCCGGTCGGCACGATGCCGAACTCCTGCGTGCCGGTGGGGATGCCCTTGCCGACGCCTTGGAACGTGGCGAGCATGGCGTTGATCTGCTCCTGCGGGTAGCCCTGCTGGCGGAGGAAGTCCTCGTAGGCCACGTCGAGGTTGCGCTGAGCCTGCGTCTGCTGCACGCCGCCCACCTGCTGCAGCGCGCCCGCGCCGGTGAGGCCGAGCCGCTGCGCCTGCTCGCCCATACCCGCGAGCTGCTGCGCACCGGCGAGCTGCTGCGTGACGTCGCCGCGAGCCAGACCGCCCACGGTCTCGCCGAGACCGGCGATGCGCGAGAGGTCAGTGCCAGCGAGGCGCCCAGCCTCGGTGTAGCCGCTCTGCAGTGCCTGCGCCTGCTGCGCGAGGGTGGCCTCCTGCGTGTCGCGGATGGCGCGCGCCGTGTCGGTAAGTAGGCCCGAAGGCGCAGCCTGACCCGGCTGACGGCCACCGAAGCCGAGCTGCCCGGCGGAGATGTAGCGCCCCTCGACCTCGGGCAGGATGCGCTCGCTGAGGTTGCGAGCGGCAAGCTGGCCGATGCGATCGACCACCTGCTCTTGGAAGGGGTTCATGTACTGGCCGATATTGGCGACGCTCGTCTGCCCGGCCTGCGTGATGTAGGGCTGCGCAGTGGCGAGGCCGCCCGGCGCGCCGAGAGCCTGCTGCGTGGTCTGCGTGGCCTGCCCGAGGGTGGGCTGGTAAGCGCCTGCGGCCTGCCCAGTCATCGCGAAGCCCTGCTGCTGCGTCGGCGAGAACTCGGCTACGCGCGGCATCGGCGCAAGAGGGAAGGGGCGCTGCGCGAGGGCCTGCTGATTGGCGAGCAAATCCATCGCATAGTTGGTGTACCACTCGGGCAGCACTGTCTGGCTCTGCACGGCCTTCAAAGCCGAGCCCTGCGGGATCTGGGCGCCCTCGGTGAGGAACGAGCCGATGTTAAAGCCGCCGCTCGGTTGCGCACTGTCGGGGAACGAAGTTTCCGAAGTGGCAGCCGGATTGATCATGGCCGAACCGCGCATGTCCGCGTCCATGACGTTCAAGCCGGATGTAGGTGCGATAGCCATTACGCACGGCCTCCCTTGAGATAGTGTTCGGGGCGCTTGGCGTTGACGCTGAACTCGCCCTTGGCGAGCTTGCGGCCCTTGTCCTTGCGAATTTTTACACGAAGCTGATCCAAGCGCTCGGCCCCTGCCTTCGAAGATCCATCGCCGAGGAGGGCGACGGTTTCTGCGTCTATAACATATTCGCCGTCACTTAGCAGCGCCGGAATTTCGTCGCTACGCCCAGTGCCGGGGCCGTTCACAGCGTAGCTGTCGTCGGACATGCTGAGGCCGCCCTGCGCGTAGCCGGTGAAGGCTTCGCTCTTGTTTTCCTCGCCCTGCGGCACGTAGCTGAAGAAGCTCTGCTCGGGGCCGTAGCCGTAGCGATACCAGTCCTGTGTGGTCTTGGGCCGCAGCTCAGCCGCAGTGCGCGGCGCGAAGCCCGTCGAAGCGCCGGGGAGGGTGGCAGCGGGCAGACGCCCGCCGAAGACGCCCGAGCCGCCAAATAGGCCGCCGGGGATGGTCGAGAGGGCACCGCGATTACCGCCACCGCCGCCCACAAGGCCGAGGCCGAGGGCTGCGAGGCGCATGTAGTCGGTGACGCCGAGGTTCTCTTTCAGCTTGTCGAGGATGCTCTTTTCTGGCCCCACGACATCGACTGGCGTCTTGGTGAGATCCGGCAGAATTGGCGCGACGGGCGCGGCATCGAACGTAGTTTTTGCGGGTTGCTGCGGGCGAACAACGATTTCAGTCTCTGGGCTGGTAATCGTGCCGACATCGGGCACCACCGGAAAAGCCGCATCGAACTCGCCTTTAACGGGCCGCCGTTCGACGACGTCAATCGGGTCGCCGATAGTTTCGGGCATCACGGCGGGCAGACCGGCGCCAAACCCCGGCAGCGCGCCAGTCACGATGTTGCTCGCTGGGATGCGCGATCCCGACACGACAATCGGGTTGCCCTCGGGCGTGATCCCAACGGACGATTGGGGTCGCGACGGCTGTGTCGGCTTAGGCGCGGCTCCGCCGGTCAAAACAGAACCAAGGGCGCTGCCGCCTGCGGCACCGGCTGCGGAGCCAAGGGCGCTTCCGAGCACACTCGACACCGCTGGGGTCACGATAATGTTGCCAACGGTCGAACCGAGCGCGCCACCCGCAGCACCGCCCGCAGCACCGCCCGCCGCGCTTCCCGCAGCACCGCCCGCAGTGCTACCTGTTACGGGGCCGAGCGCGCCCCCTAGTGCGCTAAAACCCGCTGTCGCCCCGCCCGTGATCGCCGCGCGCATCAGTGTATCTTTTAGCGAGCGGCCTTGTGCCACGCTGGAAAGGCCCGACCCGGCTGCGGCGCCCAACGGACCCGCGACAAACGCACCGGCCACCGGCAGCGCAACGTCGGCGAGCTTTCCGAGGGGGGACTGGCGGGGGTCGACGTTGGCGACGGCGCTAGCCGTGCCGGTGCTGGGGTCCGTCTTCACGACCGCCCAGTCGGCCTTGCGCCCATCTTTGCCCAACTGAAGGGTCGCAAGCTGGGCGGCCTTCATGCCTTCCGCGCCTACGCCCTTCGACACAACCTCGCCGGTGCGCTGGTTGACGACGGTGTACACCGCATTCGGGTCGAGGGGCGTAAAGCGCGCGCCCTTACCCAGCCCTTTGGTGGCGGGCATACCGCGATTGTCGGTAAAATACACGCCCGGCACCGAGCCTTCCGGCGTGATTTCTCGGACAACGCGGCCCGTGTCGTCTAGCTCCACCGTCCGGCTCTTGTTCACCATCAGCCCGGTCGCAGGGTCGCGCAGCAAGTTGAGCGACTGCTCCGTGGGCATCCCGCCGAAATTGGTGCCAATGAATAGGGGGTTGGGGCCGAGTGCCTGCCCCAGCGCGGCCATCTTAGCCATGAACTCCGGGTCGAAAAGCGGAGCACCCTCGGCATTCGTCGGAGCGGGGGCCGCCATGCCGCCCAAGTTTCCGACGCTTAACCCAGCGGCATCTCGGGCCTGCATGATCATCGGGGCCGAGGGCTGGATAGACGGCACTTGCGCCAGCGCACGAGCCTGCTCTTCGGCTTGGGCGATCCGCTGTTGGAATTCGTCCACCGGAGGCGGGGCAGCGGGCGTGAAATCCGCAGGCTCGGGCATCGCGCCGGGCAGGATGTCAACGTACGCAGGGCCGCCGCCCGTGAGCTCCGGGCGGAAGTCCAAGCCCGAGTTAAGGAGCATCTGGGAGAAACCGGGAATGTACGTCCTAACCATCAACTTACGTCCTCAAGCATCGGATAGCTGCGCATCGCCCACTCGCGCCAATCCGAAAACTGGTAAGGATCAGGAAGGGTGCGCTGCGTAAAGGGAGACGCGCGTACAAGTCCCACTGCCCAATCGCGCCACCTCGGCTCTTCCGGGGGCGTACCGAAAGACCAAGCGTCGCCGACGGACAGTATAACCGAAGCAGCCCAGTCTTGCCAAGTCATTCCACGGGGATCGATCATCCCAGCGTCGTACCATCGCCGGGCTGCACGTGCGCCAGCACTTGGCCCATCTGATAATCGCCCCCGATCGTGTTGCTCGTGAAGCGGAAGCGCAGTTCGCGGCGCTGCTCTTTCAGGAAGACGACCTGCTCCTGCGGCGTCGTAGCCACGTCGGGGAACGTCATGATCGGACCAGCCACTTCCTGCGCTCGTGCGTTCGCGCGACCGATGACTTGCAGCGTCATGTCGCCGCTCTGCACGAAGTCCGGCTCGACCATCAGCACCTGCAGGGCGCGGTTGGCGGTGCCCATCGCGGGCAGCGACATATCGCCCGTCTCGAAGAAGGAGGGGATGGGCTGCATGTTCGCGCCGTCGATCTCGTCCGTGCCGGTTTCGTGAACCCACAGCTTATATGGCCGCACGAAGGTCAGGTTGAACGTGGCGTTGCTGCCCGTGCCACCCGAGACGCTGACAGGGTTCGTCGGCTTAGTGGTGTAGAGGCCCGCATTTGAGATGCTCACGCCCGTGATCACTCCGCTCCCGTTCACCGTGCTGACAGTCAGCTCGGCGAGGATGCTGCCGGTGCCTCCGGTCACGGTGAGCGTGTCGCCTGCCGTGTAGCCCGTGCCGCCTGCGTTGACCGAGACGGCGGTCGCGGTGAAGTTCTGCGGCGTGACGCCCGTCATGATGGGGCGGTTGAACACGGTCGGGAAAATGCCAGCGCCGCGCCCGCCGTTGGGTAGCGGCGTGTCGTACCACGTGTCTTCGCGCACGTTGTAGATGACGGCGTGGTTCGGCTCCTCGCTGTCGTCCTTCGGGAAGCACCACCAGATTTCGCCGAAGCGAGGCACCTTGACGGCGAACACCTTCTGGCGCTGGGCGACGTTGAGGTTGTCGAAGAAGAAGTTCAGGTTGAGGTTGTTCGGGATCTCGCGGACAACGCCGTTGAACATCAGGAAGCGGTCGGTGCCAACCCAGTAGAAGATGCCGTCGTACTCGATGACGCAGTTGGCCGAGAGGATCGACGTCTGCGTGCTGATCGTGTCGAACTGGAAGGTGGCCGTTCCGCCGACGTAGCTCGCACGCACGAGGGCGTCCGCCGACCAGAAGAGGCCGGACGGGCTGTTGCCGGGGCCGCCGCGCAGGGGCATGGCTTTCACAATCTTCTGCGACGTCACGTAGGCATTGCCCGCGCCCGAGCTGACATAGTCGTCCGGCGCGTTGGGTACAGACCACGCCACGTAGCCGTCGTTGCCGTAGACGAAGGTGTACGGGGCGAGAGACACGACGCCGCCCGTAGCGCTGAAGTTGGCGGGCTTGTTCAGCGCGGGCACAGCCGTCAGCGCGGCGGTGCCGAGCAGGTCACCCGTGAACACCTCTCCGCCCGTGCTGTTGCAGATGCAGCCAAGGTTCGGCGCGACCTGCGCGACGATTTGGTTGCCGTTCGTCGTGTCGTAGGCCACGGCAAACTGCCACATGTTCCCTGCGTTCGTCGTGAAGCCGGTCGTGGGCGTCCGGTCGGTGACGACGCTCGTGTTGAACGAGCCGTCAATGTAGAGGCGCTCGACGAGGTTGGCCGAGCCCAAGTGCAGGTACGTCAAACTGTCCTGCGAGTATTCGTTGATAGCGCGGGGGACGCCTTCGATGTACTTGTTGATCGAGCGATAGCCGCCGATCTTTCTCGGCAAGCCGCGCTGGAAGCGCACCCACGAGCCGTCGACATACTGGTCGCCCTCGAACTTGGTGCCGTCGCGCTTGATGCCCGGCGCGGAGCGGATCTGGACGATCTGCTCCGCCATTAGAACGTCCCGCCGTTAACGGTCCCGACTGGAGCTGCGCCCAACGCGGTCCACACGTCGTTCGTGCTTGCCGCCGTGAAGATGGCGATGCCCAGCGACGTGCCTCCGAGGTTGATCCGCGCGCCGCTCGCCGTAGACGCGCCGGTGCCGCCCTCTGCGATCGAGACGGGGATAGCGATACCCGCAGCAGACGTGTCCGCGTCGACGACGTTCGAGCCGTCCGAGTAGAAGATTGATCGGCTGCTCTGCGTGACGTTCGTGGGCGACACCTGCGATGGCGTGCGCAGACCGAGGGTGAACGCGCCGGTCGTGGCGTTATCCACCCAGTACTGCTGGATCGTCGCGGGGACGATGATCTGCATGTTGGCCGCCAGCGTGCCCACGAACTTGTAGGCGATGCGGTTAAGCTCCGCGCCGCTCAGCGTGTAGGGGCTGCTCTGGCCGGTGAGGTCGATCGACGTGTAGTCGAAGGCGAACACGGCATCCTGCCCGAGGCCGATCGTGTACCAGCCCGTGCCGTTGCTGATGAGGACCGCGCTGTCCTCGGGCTGCATGGACAGCGTGAGGCCGCCATTGATGGTCTCGCTGCCGTTCGGGTCGATGGTCAGCGCGCCGGTGCCTCCGTTGCGCACGTTGACGAACCAGCCGGTCCCTGCGGCGGGCGCAGAGGGCAGCGTGAGCGTACCGCCGCCACCCGTCCACACGAGAGTTGCCGCGCGGTTGGCCGTGCCCGCCGTGAAGTTGGTGTTGAACTCGGTGACGGGATACTGCTGCGCGAGGGTGCTGCCCGTGGCAAGCAGGCCCTCACCGGCGAGCGCCGAGGCTTGCGCCTGCGCGGTCGCGGCGCCGTAGCGGAAGGAGCGCCACGTGCCCGCAGCGGTGGTGTTGCTGATGAGGTAGAGCTGCCACTGCTCACCTGCGGCGATGCTCAGCAGCGTGCCGCCCGCATTGTCGCGGATGGTGACCGTGGACGGGCCGAGGTTGTTGAAGAGGATCGTCTGGCCGGTGCCCGTCTCGTCGGCGGGCGGCAGCGTGATCGAGAACGCGCCAGTCGGCGTGATGTCGATGATGCGCGCGACGGGCTGGAGCGTGCCCGAGGTCTCGAGAGGCCAGTCCAGCGCGGTGTTGGCGGTAAGCGCCAGCGCGAGGTACGACACATCTGACGGGTAGATGGTCGTGCCGCCGAAGATCTGGGTGTAGCTCATGCTTCTTTCCTCACGGCGGAGCGGTCAAGGATCTTGGCGAGGTCTTCGCCGTTGAGCATTGCCGCCGCGCGGTCGTACATATTTTGCCAAGTGGGGATGCGCTCGTCGTTCTTGAGGAACGGCGTCGCCTCGAGCAGCGTCCCGTAGAGCAGGAGCTGCGGCGCGAACTCGGTCAGCCAGTTCGTCTGCGTCGTGTCGTCTAGGAGCGGGGGAAGCTCGTAGTAGAGGATTTCGACGGGGTAGTCCTCGTCGGGCGTCGGCGCGAAGAGCCAGTGATTGAAGTCGTAGTCCGAGTAGAAGACCGGCTCGTCCGTGAGGCCCTCATTCGGCCAGTAGCTCCGCACGTACTCGTAGTCTCGCGTGAAGACGGTCTTGCGCGTCGCGTTGCCCACACCCGTGCCGATATTGATCGACACGGTGTCGCGCCAGCGGTCGGGCTTGGGGTAGACAGACTGCCCAGTGGTGAGGGTGGACGACACCACGTTGATGAAGCCCTGTATCTTCAGCTCGCGGGCGATGCGCCGCTCCGCGAGATTGATCAGACGCGGGATCTGCTCGAAGACAATCGGGTCAGACGCAAGGGATGACCCGCGCTCAAGGTAGCGCTGGACGTCCTGCTTGAGCGTAGCAAAGGTCATCGTGGTCGCCATAGCGTCACCCCTATATCATGAGTGTATCCATCGCGCCAGCACCGCCTCTGCGAAGTCGGCTTGATCGGCGGGCGATGTTTCTAGTATGCGCTGCGCAAGCGTGCCGAGCATCTCAGCAGCCGCAAGTGTGCGATCGCTCAGAGGCATCTCGCGCGCCAGACGAGCGGCGCGCTCCAAACTCGCCGCTGCGGCTTCGGCGTTGCTCACGACTTGTCTTCTTTGCCCTCAAGGCGCTTGAAGATCGTGCCGAGGGTCTTATCGATCTTGTCGAAGCCTTTAGTCATGTCGTCCTTGAGGGTCTTCATGTCCTCGCGCCAGTCTTCCTTCGCGACGTAGGTCTTGGGCATGTCGCGCACGTCAGCATCCAGCCGCTCGATGGCCTTGGTCATGTTGTTCAGAACCCAGCCGCACAAGCCACCGGCTATGGCGAAGACGATGTTGAAGAGAACTTGGTAGTCCATTGAGGCGCGACCCTATTTCAAGTTACGGAGCTTGTAGATGGTGGTGAGGTAGACGGCAGTCAGCTCGTCGATCTTGTTCGCGACGGCGTGGTTGCCCTTGCAGATGTCCTCGTGGTGCTTCTCAACCCACTTGCTGTCGTCCTCAAGGGTCTTGAGGATGTCTTGGTTCTTCGAGCTGTCGGGAACGGGAATGTTCCCGACAAGCTCGAAGGCACCTTGGTAGGCCTCTACGAGCGCGTCGAGCGCGTCGATGACGTCCTCGTAGAAATTGCCGAGGGCCTTGTGCTCGGAGTAGCTATCGGTGCGCCAGTGGTTCCAGTGCGAGAGGTTGCGTGCGTAGAAGACACGGGCGATGAGCTGCTCGAGCATCGTAGGTTACTCCGCTTCTGCGCCTTCCGGCGCGGGTTGGGCCGGAAGCTGCGCCTCGGCCTGCTCCTTGATCTTGACCACAAGGGGCCAAGCGCCGGACGAGGTGGGGAGGTTGCCGAGGGTGTGCAGCACGGCATTGACCTCTTCTACGGTAAGTCTGATCATGAGTTCCATAGGTCTGTCTCCTACAGTCAAAGGTTAGCCCGCACTCGGGCCGGATTACGATAGCAGATCACGCGCCGCCAAGGAACTGGGATAGCGCGCCAGCGAGGGTGGCAATAACGGCAAGGATACCGGCGGCCTTGACCTTCCAGCCCTTCTTGGGCGCGCCCTCGTCTAGGGGGACGATGCTGCGGGCGGCTTGCTCGGCCAGCTTGTCCTTGGCGATGCCGCCGATGAGTTTCTTCAGGTTCATGGTATTCTCCTTAGAGCCAAGTCGCGTACTTCTTGGTCTTCAGCTTGCGGTCGTCGAGGCCGTGAGTGCCCCCGTTGATCCGCTTGGTCAGCGCGAGGATCGCGCTGTCTGTGATGCCCTGATCGCAGATCGACCAGAGCTTGTTACGGTCGAAGAACCACAGGGCGCTCTCGATCGCCAGTTCCCCGGCTACGAGGTCCGGGTTGTCCATGATGTCGGGGCGGTTGATGTACTCCGACAGCGCCTTGTAGTTGTCGTGCCCGGTGAGTTGGAGGAAGCCGCGTCCCCTGAACTTCCATCCGTCGCCACTGCTCTCAGGGCCGTTGCCCATGCGGTTGGCGTAGACGCGGTTGGCGATGGCCTGCGGCTTGCGGGCGTACTGCGCGGCCAGCGCCTCGGTCGGGAAGTACTTGCGGAAGATGTTCCGCAGCCCCTGCGCGCTGTAGTTGAGGTTCTCGCTGGTGGCCCGCCAGTTGCCGCTCTCGTGCGCGCACTGGGCGAAGAAGTGGGCACCACGGTTGCGGTTCAGCTTGTAGTAGGCGCAGGCAGCCTTGAGCGTGCCGGGGCCGAAAGCCCCGTCAGCCGTGACCCCGATCTTCTTCTGGAGGTTTACGAGGCTCACTTGTCCTTTTCCTTGTTCCACAGCTCGAAGAGCGTCTTGATCTTCTCCTCCGCCACGCCGAGGCGCACGTCCATCTTGGCGAGGATAATCGTCAGCGTGATGAACGCCAGAACGACCGGCCACAATTGGCCGATCAGTTCGACGGTGGAGAGGTCGCCAGCCATTTACCGACCTGCGTTTCGCCAGTCGGGGAAGTCGTTTTCATCGACCACGCCGTCGCCGTTCGCGTCGTACCGCAGGTCGTTGCGATACTTCTCCCAAGGCTCCATCTCGTCATCGTCGTCCTCTTCGGGGGTGTCGATGAAGACAGTCGCGTTCGGGTCGTCATAGGTCTTGGGCGCTTCAGGCTCCGGCTCCGGTGCGGGTGCTTCCGGCTGCGCGTCACGGGCATTGGCGTTCAGGCTCAAGCCGCCGAGCAGGCCGACGAACGCACCGATGATCGTCTGGAAGGCGGGGTTGACCATGTCGAGGATAGCCGTGCTGTCGACGACGTCATTCGGCAGGAAGAGGCCGACAACGAGCGCCGCCACGACCACAAGGACCACGGCAGACAGCGTGACAATAGCCACGCGGATCACGAACTCGACGGTGTCGTCGACACCCTCTTGCTTGCTTTCAAAACGATCCCAGAAACTCATCATAGCACATCCGCAGTAAGAATGATGTTCGCGCTGGCAACAATATTGGTGCCGCTGGAATTCGAGGATATCTCAAACGTCGCGTTCGCGGTCTGCGTACCCGCACCGGATTGGGACACCGACCATGTGCGGTTGGACGTGAGAGCGAGCCAAGTGCCCGTGGTTCCGCTAGAGAACGAGCCCCCGATAAGTGTGGCGCGCACGAAGTACGAAGAAGCGCCTGTGGTGGGCGTGATCCAGTCGTAGCTATCAAGCGTACCGGAGTTATCGCCAGTAGCCGTCAGTGAGCCGTTCGAGTTGATCGCCAGAGTTACTCCAGCGGTGCCCGGATCGACGGTGGTGTCCGTGTACGTGTTGGTGTCGAGGCGAAACGTGGCGGTCGGGCCAGTACCCAGAAGCGCCATCTGGATGCCGCTCATCAGCTTACTCCCGCGCCAGTGATGATGGCTTCGCTTGCGCTGTTGAACCAGATGGTAGCCATGCCGCGAGGGGCCAGCGTGCGGCTACCCGTATTGGTCGTGCCGCCCTGCCGCAGCGTAAGGCCCGATCCCTGCGTGATCGTGACCGCGCTGGCGCTGTCATTGTAGATCGAGACCGCGTCCCCGGCACCGAACGTCGCGCTGGGGACAGTAATCCCAGCCGAGACCGCGATGCACTTGCCGACGTCAGCCGTCGTAGCCGTGCCGCTCGTGGTCGAGCGCGGGATGTTACGGAAGCCGATGGTGACGCCGTCGATGGTGGCGGTGGTGGCAACCGACGTGACCGAGCCGCTGAGCGTAATGTTGCCCGAGCTAGTGACGGTGCCCGAGAGGCTAAGGCCGTTCGCGCTGCCAGTGCCGCTAACCGAGGTGACGGTGCCATTACCTGTGCCAGCACCGATAGCGGTGCGCGCTGCGGCTGCATCAACTGCGGTGAAGACGTCAGAGCCGACAGTGGTGGCACCGAGGTTGGTGCGGGCAGCGGAGGCGGTCGTTGCCCCAGTGCCGCCATTGGCGATGGGGAGGGTGCCGGTGACCTGCGTGGCGAGGCTCACGCCCGAGAGCGTGCCGCCAAGAGTGAGGTTGCCCGAGGAGGTAACCGACCCAGTGAGGGTAATGCCGTTGACGGTGCCCGTGCCACCTACCGAGGTGACCGTGCCTGCATTGCTGGTGTAGCCGTTCGGGTTCGACGCGGGGTACGCCCCGAGGTTGGTGAGCGCCTGCCCGGCAGTCGTGGCATTTGTGCCCCCATTGGCGATCGGCAAGGTGCCCGTGACCGCCGTAGTGAGGCTGACGCCCGAGAGCGTACCGCCGAGGGTCAGAGACCCCGAGGTCGTCACGGTGCCGGTCAGGGTGAGGCCGTTGACGGTGCCCGCGCCGCTGACGCTGGTGACGCTGCCGCCGCCCGTGCCAGCGCCGATGGCCGTGCGGAAGTCCGCCGCATTGAGGGCGCTGACAGTGTTGTCAGCGTTGAAGCGGGGGAACGTGACCGCGCCGGGGTTGGTGATCGTGAATAGGTTGCCGCCGAGAGTAGTCGCACCCAGAGCCGTGCGCGCGGCGCCCGCAGTCGTCGCACCGGTGCCGCCGTTGGCGACGGCGAGCGTTCCGCCGAGGGTCAGCATGCCGCTGCTGGTGACGGGGCCACCGCTAAAGGTCAGGCCGGTCGTACCACCGCTCGCGTTGACGCTCGTGACGCTACCCAGAGCGCCGGAGCTGTCTGCGAGCAGCGTGACGACGCCTGCGGCGTTCTTGAAGTACAACGCCTCGTCGGTTAGGTTGATCGCCAGCTCACCTGCGGCTAGGTTGCCTGCGGTGGGCACCGCCGAGGGCGTGCTAGTGCGATAGAGCTGGATGGGCGTGAAGCCGCTGGCCGCCATTACAAGTTACCTCCGTAGGTCTCTTTCGGGGTAGCACAACCCACGCCCTAATTCCAGCACTAGCAGACCGTCAAGCACCGGCCCACGGGAGGGGCGGCGTGACGACGGGGGGATCGATCTGATCCGCGATCTGCTGCGCGACGTTGGCCTCATAGGAAGCCACCTGCTCTTCGCCCATAGCGGCCTGCACCCAGCCGATGACCTGCGCTTCGGTGAGGTTGGCGTAGGGAGTGAACGGTGCGTCGGGGTCGATGCTGACACCCTGCGAGCCATAGACGCTGCCGCTGTAGGTGCCGTCCGTGCCGGTCAGCGTCCAGTGGACGTTGAAGACCACATCGGTCGCGCCGTCTTCCTCGGGGTAGGCGTCCATCTGCACGACGGCCCAAGTGTTGGTAATGGTCATGGGTTAGTTTCCTTCGAGTTGTGCCACGCGGGCGGCAAGAGTGTCGATCTTCTCGTTGGCCTCTTGGAGAGCCTTAACCAGCACGGGGATCAACGACTGGTAGGCCACGTTGAGGTGCTTGGGGCCAGCCTGCACAACGCCATCTACGTAGACCTGATCGGCCAGAGCCTCTTGCAGTTCCTGCGCGATGAAGCCGGGCTGGATCGACTGGTCCTTGGAATAATCTTCCTTGTAGCGGAAGGTTACGGGCTTCAGCGCAGCGACGACATCGAGCGCATCGGCAAGCGGCGCGACCTCTTCCTTGAGATTGCGGTCAGACCCGTTGACGTAAGCCCCCGCGCCCCACACACCCGTGCCGTTGCACTGAAGATTGAACGCGCCTTGGTCAGCGGTTCCGGCGATGTAGACCTCACCCCCACTGGTGATGCGCATGCGCTCTAAGCCAGCGCCGAAGCCTTGGTTGTAGAAACGGAAAGTCCCGTCGCCTTCTGCGCCGATATGCCAATTTTCTGAAGCCGTGGCTGAGGTGCCGAACTGATAGAAGGCGTAAGCTGCGCCCCCGGCACCGGTCCCTGTCCCGATAGAACTACGGACAAGACCCTTAACATCCAACCTCGCACCCGGCGAACTCGTTCCGATCCCGACGTTGCCTGCGCTGTCGATGCGCAT